TATCCTGAAGTTTCAAATGTGTTACTTCCTAAATAATTTAATGTTTGAGGACGAATTGCTAATGAAGCACCTTGTTTTAAACTAATAGAAGAATATCCTATATCTAAAATAGGCATTCTGGCTGTACCACGAGGTAAAGTAACTAATTTATATTTCATTACTTGAGTGGCTTGAGGAAATGCTTCTAACAAAGGCATATTTTCAATTGCTTGTCCATAATAAGCAGAACCTGAAGGATGATTTGGATTGTAAAGTGTATAATCAATTTCATCATCTGCTAAAGAAAATTGTGTTATTCTAAATTGACCATTTTGTTGGGCTAATAACTGGCGTCCTACGTCTGTTAAAATAGCATCTACTGTTACTACGGTATTATTTAAATATCCCATTTTTGTATTTTATTATAAATATATTAGTTTTTAAGTTTTATTGAATTACTCCTGCTTTTTTGGCAAGTTCGTATGGATTATAATTAGGATTAAAGTTAAATGGTATTAAGAATCCTGGGTCTAAATATGAGGGTTTGTTTTGAATTAAAACAAAAGATTCATTTTGGATTCGTCTCATTATTCTATAATTTTGAACAGAAGAATTAGGAATTGAAGAAGCAGTAGGAGTTATAACTAAAGTTGAAGAACCAATATAATTACTTCCTAAAGATATTCTAGAAATAGTATACATATTTCCATTATTAGTAAAGTTCAAATCAGGACCCCCAGTTGTAGAATCTCCGAACCTAATAAAATCATAAGGTTGAATTGGTAATAAAGTGTTTTCTCTTGAGGCAGTCATACCACCAGTTACGTAATTACCAGAATTATTATCCCAAATAGCAAATGGAGAACTAGATGATATAAGATATGAATTAGTAGTATCTAGAGTCCCTACAACAGATGAAGAAGTTGTATTAAGAGCATAAATCCATCCAACATTATCTCCTCCTAAATCATCTAAATTGTTTGATATTGTTGTATTAAAAGTTGCTTTATATGGAGCTTGACCTGATGAATAACTTGCTGTAAATGAAACTCCTGATCCTACTATTGATCCTGATTTGTATAAAATTGTTTGATAATATGCACCTCCATCAACTATTTTTACAGGAATACTACTTGGTTTACCTGAGGAGTATACTGCTGGGGATATATAAGCTGTTTGGCCTCCAATAAAAATATTTTCTATAGTAAATAAGTTTTTATTTTCTGCTGTTAAAGGAGTAGCTATTCCTTCAGTACTAATTAAATACACTCCATGTAAATTACCTCCACCAGGATATTGAGGATCTGATCCTCCAATCCAATCATAATAAATAAAATAGTTTACAAAATTATCTATAGGATAACCAACAGGAAAACTTGAGGTTGCAAATGATTGAGAATAATTGTATTGTCCTGTGTAGTCAGAACCAAAATATCTTGCATTTGCCCATCCTGTTTCAGGAGAATAATATGAATCAGGAACAGCAGCTTTAACAGCACTTCCACTTAAAATAACTTGTTGATTTACAGGCAATATTTGACCCTCACTAAAATCAATATCCATGTATTTTGAACTTGGTCTATTGATTTGAGCATCATTTGCTATTACTAAACAATCTGGTTCTATGTAAGATTCATATATTGTAAAATCCGTTAAAGTAATAATAGAATTACTTGTATCTCCTACTTCCCAAAACCATAAAGGAGAATTAAAATTAATAGCTTCTATACCTAAAGTATTACTAATCTCTAATTGATTTACTGATATTGAGGAACCAGGAGTTATATTAGCATTTAAATAAATTGTACCAGCATAACCATCTATACCTGGGTATAAAATCCAAACACCTCCATTACCTGTTGCTCCTGCATCATTACTTACTGTAAATGATAAATAGTAAGTTTTATCAACATCTAAATCATAATTTCTAAGTATAAAAGGATCAGCAAGTGCTCCTAAATCAGGTAAAGGGATTGAAGCTGTTGTATATACTTGTATTATTTCAACATTACAATCACTTAGATCTCCATTTTCAACTAAAATAGCAGAACCACTTAATTCACCATTATAAAATTCTACTTGAGATGATTGAATAAATGAAACTGAACCTGTTAATGAAGGAGTAGAACCTGACCATACTTGGGTAATATTTACATATCTATCAAAAGATTGAGTTTGACCAAATAAGTCAGGCATTGAACCACCATTTCCTCCTGAAATTGTTCCAACATCTATTGAACCTGTAATAGTTAAATCTTCAACAATGTAAGGAATATTTGTTGAACCACTACCAATAAAAGCAAGTGATGAAGAAGGACTAACAAGAGGAATTCTATATCTATTTCTATCTAATAAAGTATTTTTTATTACTATACCTGCTGATAAATCTGTTCTTGCGGGAACAAAATCTTGCAACATTTTAAATAAAGAGTTATCAAAAAATTTAATTAATCTTATATAATCAGTATAATCATAATTTGAAGTATATTTTTCAAAATATCTATATCTTATAGCATCTAAATCAGGATAAGAAGATAATGAGGAGGTTTGGAATCTTGGATCACCAATTACCTCACCAATATTAAAATATCCTATTTGTGAATTTATGTCCTCATTTATTTCATTTTGAGGAGAAAAGGCAATCTCAACATAATCAACATCCTTAGTATAACTTGCACTTACTGCAGGATATTGTTGAACTGAAATGTAAGGAGATAAAACAGTATTAGATGGAATATTTGCATCTGTACTATTGTAGGGTAAAATAGTAGATTGTTGTTTTATCTTTTGAGAAATAGCATTTTGAATACCTGCTGGTACTTGATCAAAGTAAAATACTTCTGTATTTGGAATATATTCTGCTCCTGAGCTTGTGTAGAAATTACTATTTGAAGCGAACGAAGAAGTAGTAACCCAAGAACCTGTTACTTTAGGATGTACAGAAATAGATGATGTATATAATTCTCCTCCTAAGGTTGCTCTGAAAGCCAAGTACTCACTTTGCTCTGTAGAGTAAGGATTCATTACATAAGCATCAAAAGTATTTTCTGAAATTGGTTCGGAATAATATCTTATTTCTTGGAAAGAACCAGTAAATGCTTTACCAAAAACAGATGAAGTACCAAAAAAAGCATCACCTGCATTTATCCAAGGATTATCAGTAATAACTACAACTGAAGAAGATGCTTGAAAACCTAATGTATTTCCATCTTCACCTTCATAATTTTTATCCTTAACATATAAACTATAAGTAGGACCTACATTTAATCTATTTATTAAAACAGACCACCAACCTCCATTATAAAAAGGTAAATAAACACTTGCTGATATAGAGGGGGTTGCTGGATTAGCTATAAGTTCTAATAAAGAATATTGGTAATAAGGATTAACAGGGTCTGCACTACTTGAAATTAAAGAAGAAGTAGTATAACCAGAACCTGTGTATCTTAATCTTAAAGTTAAACCAGTATCTAAAGTAAATAAACTTTGAGAAGCAATACTTGCTGTATTTTGTGGTAAACCATCAGTTTTAAATCTAAATTCAACAGCCCCTGGTTTACCATCTCCTGAGTTCCAATCTACATTTAAATCAAAAGATGAGGTAATATAAGCAGAACCACTGGTATAGAAACAGTAGTTATATTCATCTTGCCAGTTATCCCAAGTGTTTGGGTTTTTGTCTTTACCACCAAATTCATTAATTCTTAAAATAGTATCAGGAATACCAAAGGTAGTAATTAAATCTCTTAAACCAGCTACCGAACCTTTTTTCTTTAGTAATAAAGGTAAATTATGATAAATTCTCTTATATCTTTCTTTATTAATATCATCAGTTGGAATTAATGAGGAAGTAGAAGAGGCAGTTACATAATTTGTTATATAATCAAGGAAAGAACCGGATGGTACAGGGTATTGAACCGTTGTATAAGGTAGGTTATATAAACTACCAGACGGTGTTAAACCGAGTAAAGCTTGATATACATCGTTTGAAGAGAAATTATTTTGGTATATAGTAATACCCATATCTCTTAAAATATCGGCTACTAAATCTTTTGATACACCATAATTTAAACGGTTATCGGCATCAAATTTTGTAGTAATATTTTGTAAATAAACAAATATATCATCAAAAAGTTGACCTACCATTTCAACAAATAGTTCAAACTTTTCGTTTTGAGAATCATCTCTTATATAAGAAGGAATAGCTAAAGTTAAAGCATTGTTGTTTTCTATATCATATTCCTCGGCAACTAATAATTGATTAGCTAACCAATTTAAACCTGTAACCGAAGTAGTTGAAACATTTGTATAAGGAGGAGTTGGTCCTGTTTTAGGCCAAGAGGTTGAACCTGAGGTATAGTATAAATAGTATTCGTAATTATCAAATCCAGTAATTATTTCATCAATTTTGGCTTGCCAAACTATGTTACTTGAGGAAACATAATAAGAACCACTTGATGAATTAGAAGATAAACTAGCACTATAAGTATACCCTTCTAATAATTGTAATTTATAATAAAAATTTTCTAATCGAGTTTGGGCTGAGGAAAAATGAATAAAATTAGAATAATCAGAATAATCAATGTTTACTGTTATTCCTGTTTGTGCTAATACATTATTTAATTGATAACTTAAACTACCTGTTCCTTGATATAAAGAACCTGTGGTTTGTTTTAATCCGGAATAATTTAGATATTGAGTAGAATTATTAATTTGATCAGAAATAGCTAAATTAAAATTAGGACCTTTTAATCTAACATTAATATCCGCTAATTCAAAAATAAAATCAATATTTACATTGTAAGCTAAAGAATCAGCTACTTTAATTACAGACCAACATTCTGATTTTAAGTCAAATTCAGAAGGTAAAGGTTCATATAACTTAATTAATACTGTTGGATTATCAATACTTGAGGTATCAAGTAAAGCATTTACAGCTATAATTAAATTGTTTGAACTAAAATCTAAATAGAAATCATAATAACTTCCTGTTGAATTTTGAATATCCGAAATTAATTCTAAAGAAGAGGAAACTACCAAATCATTTGGAATTTGGGTAGTATCTAATCTTATTTCGGTTCTGTCAGGAGAAATTTCTGAAATAAAATATTTTTGTTCTGGGGAAGATGATAATTTATTTTCAATAAAATTATAAACAACATTATATTCACCTTCTGTAAATCCTTGACTCGTAACATTTAATCCAGGGTCTAAAACAATAGTATCACTGTTAGTTACAGTATATTGATTAAAATTACTAACATTTTGATAAATTACATTATTATTTAAATCATAAATAAAAAATTCAATTTTATCTTTTTGGGGATCAAAAACAGAAGAAACTTCTAGATTAGTAATAAGGTTAGTATCCTCAATAGAATAATCTTGAAACTCAAATGTTATAGGATTAATTGATGATATGTTGATTATTTCGGCCATTGTTATATACTACCTGTTGACAATTGTTGTGGTGAAAGCTGTTGTTGTAATTCTAAATTTTCTTGTCTTAATGATGTAACTTCCTCAACTAAAGCCTGGATTGTTGCATCATTTAATTGAGTATTGCCAATATATTCTTGACTCGTTTTAATAAGATACTCATGAGAATTTGTTTCTCCAAATTTAGGTATAAGAAAGAAAATATCTTGATAATTCTGAAAAAATTCAGGAACAGAAATAGTTGGTCCTACGGAAGCAGTAACTTGAGGTTGTATTAATTGAGTAAAAGAGGTATCAATTACTCTTTCATATTGACCTTTTGCATATACCTGTTTATTTAAAGATACTGTTTCTGCCATTATCCGTTAATTACTTTAAATGAGTATTGATTATTAAATACAATAGTTGAACCATCAATAGTGGTTTTTATTAAAATAGTATAATATCTTTCTGGTTCAAGGAAATTCATATAAACATCAAAATAACTTGATATATTATCAGCACTTACTCGTGTATAGATATCATCAAAATCAATTACATATTCATTAGTTTCTAAATCTTTTATAGCCCAAGTGGTTACTAAAGGAGGTAAATAGTAATTATTTAAATAAACTGAAGATGTTGTCCATAACTGAACAGGATACTCAGGTCTAGCATTTAATCTAAATCTATTAATACTTTGTTTATAAAATACTCCTGGATTTTCTGCTAAATTGATTGTTGCAGGTAATGTATTTAAAATAGGAGAAGCTGCTTCATAATAAGTATAGTCATCCCAACTAATTTGTAAAGCAGGAGGATAAATAGTATTTGTATCAACCGAAAAATATTTTAATTGGGGTTGATAATTATTATTATCTACAAATTCTAAATCCTGTTTTATTATAAAACCATAATTAGGTAGTTGAGCTGGTACTGAACTTGTTGTCCATGCTCTAACAGTATTAGTAACATTTAAATCAATATCTTTATCTGTTCTATAATTAAAAGTAACAGAAGCAGAATATTGAGAACCTGTATACCAAATACCACCACCTGCAAATACTGAGGAAGTATAAGAAGATGTTGCTCCTGTTGGTATGCTTGATATCCAAGGAGTGCTTCCTGAATAATCCGACCATACCCAAGATGTACCATTTGTTACCATAGGAACATCCAAGTAATGACCTGTTCCCATTCCCCAAGATTTTGCTACAGGAAAACATTTTACAGTTGTATCTAAACTTAATCCTTCAGATTCGGCTACAAAACATTGTAATTTAGCATTCCAACTTCCTGATTGGTATTTGTTTGCAGGAATCAGTGCTATTGCAGAATCAATGTCATCATCAGCAAATTGTACTAAAAATCGGCTTGCTTGAGGACTTGGAGATCCATCAGTAAAAGTAGTAAGAGAGGCCTCTATTATCTCATCTAACCCTGTATTCATACTAGGGTATGCGGAATATAATGTTGCATCTTTTTCGGGGAATATTTTTAATACTGCCATTTTATTTTATTATAAAGGTACCACTCTTCCTTGGATATCTTGGTTTGGATATTTAACTTCAAATATTGAAGGATCTAAAGAAGGATAAATTACATTTCCTTGAGTTGCTCCTTGTATATCGTAAGCATATTTACTATATCCTAAATTTTCTCCTACCAAATTAGTTATTTCAATATTTTTAACTGTTTGAACTCCCTCTATTCTATCAAGTAGTATGTAAATGTTTCTTAAAATAATTGGTTGATTTATTTGCCATTTATCTATTGCAAAATAATCTTGTAAAGCCAAAACACATTTTGTTAGTACTTCATTACTGTTGTATTCAGGTAAAATTATAATATCAAAATTAACCCCAATATTAATAATAAATCCATCTTTAATATTTACAGAATCGTTAACCATTCTATATTGAGAAAGATAAGTAGTTAAATTTTGTTTTAAAGCAGGAGAGGCAGTTGTTAATTGATTGTTTATATTATATGATAAAACATATAAATCTAAAACTGATTGGGATTCACCTGCTGAAATAGATTGAGCTTTAGTTGGTTCAATATATGCTTTAGAAATTACTCCATATTTGGCAGGCATTGAAAGTGCTCTTACTAAATAGTCATTTTGAGTTACGTTACGTAATTGAGTAGCAAAATTAGCTGATGAGTTTTGTCTAATTTCCTCTATTGTATCTCCATCTCCTCCACCATCTGCTGCTTGTGGATTAGTAACAGCTAATGAGGTTAATATATAATTTGCTGTTGTTGGATTTAAATTATTATTTAAAAAAGTAATAGAAGAGTTTAGTTGGGTTAAGCTATTAGCCTGTACGTTAGATATAGTACCTCCACCAGTTAAATATCTTACTGTTAAAGTAGTATTTGAAGGAGCAATACCATATGTTTTTGTAAATAAAAAGTTATCAGGAGAATAAGCTGTAGTTAATTTATTTTTTTCAAAAGGTAAACCTATACCTACATTATTTGGATTAGGAATTATCTCTTCATCTGTATCTAAAGCTGTTCCTGAACCGAATTGGATTTGTAAAGCTGTTGGGCTTATAAAACGGGTAGCGAATCTATATTGAGTTTTTTCTAATTTTAGAAGATAAGGAGTATCTCCTGAATATTGAGATAAGTTGGGGTCATTAATATTGATATTTTTTATTGAATCAAAAATCATTTCTTGACCTAAATAATCTACCTCATACCAAATATTTCCATCAGTATCTACAATGTCCAAAATTCCTATTAATCTACTGGTATTAATTTCTACTGTTGAAAAAGGAACAGGAGCTCCAAAAGAAAAAGTAGTAGAATTAATAGTTGCTGAAATTGCTTTTCTGGTTTTCTTTAATAAGAAATAAGTAGGATTACTCCCAGCGGATGAATAAACCGTAACTTCTGTAGGATCTCCTGAACTTGATACTGAAAAATCTACTGGGTCTTCAACTATAAATGAAACATTATCAATAGGTGAAAGAACTGAAGAATTTGAAGGTATTATTAATGTATAATCAAAATCAGGAACATAAATTGATCCTGAAAGTTTAGAGGGGACTTGTTGATAGAAATCTATAAAAGTAGTAGCAACTTGAGTTACATTTGGTTTATAACCAAACATATAAGCTAATTCATATAAATTATTTGTTTGACGAGCATATTGTAAAAAGTTTTCTTGAATTTGGTTATCCATGTAAAAAGATAAAACATCTCCTACATAAGCTGCCATTTCCATAAACATCATTCCTGGTGATGCTGGGCTGAAGTCATTGTATGTTGTTGGAAAATAAGTTCTAGCATAATCTATTAAACTAGCTCTTAGTTCAGTAAAATCTTTATTTATATATTGTATGTTTCTTTTTTTATTAGTCATTATACGAAGCTTAATTGTATTGAATCATTTAGTCCGGTGTCTTGTATACTATATTTTAATACAACATTAATTGAATTTGAATCGGGATTAGAAAAAATATCTAAACTAGCAACAATCACATTTTTAAAATATAATTGTAATTTGGATTGTATATCTTGTTTTAAAAATTCTATATTTCCACTTGAAATTTGTTGGAAAATAAAGGATCTTAAATTAGCACCAAAAGTAGGGTTTAAATATCTTTCTGGTTGGTTTGTTAAGAAAAAATTGATTAAATTATATTTAATAGATTCTTGAGTTGTATATGTTGTTTTAAATACAGCAGGAGCATTAAAAGGTAAAGCAACACCAACACCAACACTTGGTGCCGTATCTATAGGAAATATTCTTTTAGCTCCAAATGCCATTATTTATTCATTAAAGCCATTATTTGATCTAAACCAACTTGTCCTTCAGGTAAAGTTCCATTAACTGTATCTACAGGTCCATTTACTTGTAAATTTCCAGCATAAGCCGAATTAATAGTTCCTCCTCTTTGCATTTCTCCTATAATACTAGAAAACATTTCTTTACGTTCTGCGGCAGTCAGTTGTCTTGGTTTTTCAAGATGAGGTTGAGCATATAAGTCTTTTGATTCTATTATAGGATTATTTGTAGTTAAATAACCACCTGTACCTACAGGAGTACCTTTAGGGGCTACAATAGCCTCTAAAAGAATTTCTTTTAATTCTTCTTGAATAGCTTCTTTTACAGCCTCTTTGATTAATTTTTTTAAACCATCGATTTTCATTATTTATAAATATTAAAATTAGTAAGCTTTTAAATTATCTCTGTCAATTATTAATTTAAGTTCGTTAATTAGAGTTTGATTATCTGTAGTAAATGATAATTCTGTTTGTATTAAAACAATACCTTGTTGATTTTTACCAATTGCTCTTCTTCTTATAACTCTTGGAGAGTAAGGTACTTCTTCTATTTCAATTATAAAACCATTATAAGTTACTTGGTTTTGGGTTGCTTCAGCTTGTAATTGAGCATCTGCTATATCTTGAGTTTCTTTTGAGATAGAAGTTAGTGATGATATATTTGGATCACATTTTTGTAAAAATGAATCTATAGATTTTAATAAAGTAATAGCTTTTAATACATATCCTCCTACTATAGAGGCAGCTAAAGCTGCTCCTCCTATAATATTTGAAATCTTTGTTAATCTTGAATTACCTTTATTATCAAGTAAAAGTTGAGTTTTCGCTGAATTTAGGGTATTTAAAGTTATTGGTAAAGTAGCAGCTAATGCTGGGAAAGCTAGAGCAGCGATCTTAGCGGCTATTTTAGCTATTTCTATCCCATTTATAGCGGATTGTAATAAATTTAAAAAAGTAGAAGCACCTGTTAAGGTTATAGTAACAACATTTAAAGTTTTACTAATTCTATTTAATTGATCTACTATATTGTTTCTTTGATTTATTAATTCATTAAATTGAGCTTCTGTAAGACAGTCTCCAGAAGTTATATTATATTTAGAAATTAATGTTTCAAGAGAAGGATTAATAATAGTAAGAATTTGATTACCTAAAGTAATTATTAAATTAGGTAACTTAGCTAAACCGGTTGATTTTAAATCTGAGGGAGTAGCATTTAATATATTATTAACATCTATATCAGGTATTCTTTGCATTATGTTGTAAAATTATTTTTAGATCTAATATCTCCCTGTTCAGATGTTAAATCAGCATTTATATTTTCTAATATTAGTTGCATTTGGGAAGCAGCTACATTCAAAGGTCCTAAAGGAGTACCAGGGGCAGTAGATACTTGAGTTGATGCTACTTGCATGAATGCTTTTAAATTTATTATTAATGTTTTTAATAATTCAACTGTTTTATTTCCTAATAATAAAGGTTCGGTTGCTGATTTTGAACCTAAATAAATATTTTTTGTCTGAAATGTAGCAGTATTAGTATCTATATTTAATCCATTTTGAGAATTCAAATTAATAGATTTATTAGAACTTAATAAAACATGATCATTAGTTGAATTAAATACTAATCTTCCTGAATTTATAATTACTTGTTTTCCCTCATATAATCCTGGATTAATTGGGGGGTTGGAAACATAACTTGAGTAATTATTACTTGAGGATTTTAAAGGAATTTTTTGGGTAGAGGTTAAATAAATAGAGGATTCATCATTATTGATATCTTCTACAACAGGAATCCAACCTTCATCACTTTGTTTACCCTGGCCATTTCTTAAAATAATAATAGGATCACCAGAAATACTATTTCCTGTTGACCAATTATTTAAAGAAGCAATTACTGGAGGTTTTGTTTTTATTGTTGAACCAAACCTAATTGAATTACCCCATCTACCTTCATAAATTATATCACCCTCAAATGGTTTTAAAGGATGAATATTAGGTCTTTCTATAAAAGTTTTACCTAAATCTATTTCAGTTGATTGATCTGTAATTCTTCTAATATTACCTATAGATGTTTGTCTGTAATCTTTTTGTTGTTGGGGTGGTAATTCATTAGGAAGAGTAGGATATCCATTATGATGACAATGATTCCACAAAGAAACAACATCTAAATAATATTCAGAAGCTGAGGTAGAAAAAACATTTAAATTATTATTTGGTAATGATAATAAATAAACTACTTCATTTACTAAAGGATATTTTTTATTATTACTATATAATGGTTTTGCTGTTGAAGGTTTTTGACTTGGTAAAGGATTTTCGACAGATTCATATTCTATAGTTCCTAATCCATTCCATTCTCCTAATTCTATAAATCTTGGATGATTTTCATTTAATACTACACTTAAAACTCTAACTGATTGAATTAATCCTGCTTGAGAAATAGCTTGGAGGGTTCCAAATCCATTATTTAAATTTTGGTTTAAATTATTATTAAGAGCAGAAAATCCAAATTTGGTTGCCATTATTTATCTCCTTTTAATTCATTCATAGCAGCAAGTAATTGTTCTTTTTCCTCATCAGAAATAGTTAAAGCACCATCTGCGGTTTGTGTTTGCATAGCACGTTGAGCTAACGCTGCCATTTTAATTAAAATATCATCATTTTTAACACTTATTTCCATGTATTCTTTAATTAAAGGAACTACTAAAGTAGCATCTCCAATATCAGAAATAAGTGGTTTTAATTCTGAAATCAAAGCATTAACTTGTTGGTCTTTTTTCTTTTGGTTATTGTAAATTTCCTCTAATAAATCAGAGAATTTTTTCTTACCAAAAACAATATTTTCAAATTGTGACATAAATATACAATTAGTTTCTTATAAATATGAAACTCAAAAACTTGTATATCCGTGTTCTAAATAAAATACGTAACCTTTTTTAAATATGTCATAAAGTTGATTTGCTATTTTAGTTATTTTAGGAGTTTTAGCATCAACTTGTTCACGGATATAAATGTAAAGAGCTTTTTTATTAAATACATCTAAATATTCTCTTTTTCTAAATAATTCTAAAATAGCATCAGCTATTTGAGCGTCATATTCTTTAGGAAATAGATTATAAATATTTTCGGTGCAATATTCAGTAAATTCATCTATATACATAGATAAACGTTCATTAACGGGACTATCTTCTAGGGTGTATGAGTGATTTTCATCTTCCTCTAAAACATCTATAGATAAAGTATCAACACGTTTTTTATAATTTTTCTGGTTAGATAAAATTAAATAGCGTTTTGCAATAGTTCCAAAATAAGAATATGCTTTGGTACCTTTTGTTTGATCATAAAGATGGATTTTGGATAAAAGAAAAGTAATTACCTCATGTTGTAGATCCTCTAAATTAGTTTCTTCAGTATAATAAAATTTAAAAGTATGAATAATATTTTCTGTTAGCTTGAAAAAAGCATAATGGATTTTATCCCTATAAAGTCTACTTCTAACATTAGGATCTTGAGTGTTGTTATATAAAACAATAGAATCCTCGGTTTCTTGGGTAAAGTATTGTACCCCTTTTTTCTTTTTTTCCTCCACCCCTATCATCTTATTTTAAATCTTTAATAATAAAAACATTCAAAATGGTTTGAATAGATTTAATTTGTTCAAACACAAATCCAATTTCATCATCGGCCTTAAACGAACCTTTGTAGTCTAATTCTTTTAATTTTTTATCTGATTCCTCAATCGTATCTGAAATTTTATTGAGATAGGTTTGATAAGAGAGAAGAATTTCTTGTTGTTTTACTAATTCATCCTCTTGGATTTCGTTTTTACGTAGGAGGTTAAAGGTCGTGTAACTTAATAACACGACCAATATTGAAAGAATTGAAATTGTTAATATCATAAATTATCTAATAGATTTTTTAGTCCTTCACTCTTAACAGTATTTAAAGCTTTGACTTTTTTATCTGAAAGAGCAGGAGCTGATTTTTTATTTGATTCCAATATAAATGATTTCTTTGGGGTCTCCACGTTACCCTGTAATTTTGGTAACCATTCTCTTTCAAATTCAATACGAGCAGCCATCAAATCGGCCTGGTGTACTATAAATGGAAGAGAAGTACGAGGTTTTTGCTCTGGAAGGTATGACATTAAATATTTTTTATTTGCTTCATCATATAAACCATCGTGAGTCTGAATGGTAATCATTTCATTAAAGGTATACTGAATATCATGAGACTGGAGTAAAAATAATCCTCTATCAGGAACAGAAGCAAATGGGACTTTGGTGTTAAACATATAATCCTCACCAAGTTTTTCTTTCCTCCAATTATCAGTCTGAGGGATATATGATTCCTCTTCTTCGGAACCCATTTTACCCAGGTCATGATTAAGAGCAGAAAATACTAATTCTTCTTTGGTGTAAGTAGATAAATCAGCCCCCATCATTCCCCACAAATCATGAAGATGAAGAGCACAAGTAATAACACGATTAACATGTTCTACATAACCCCCAGGAAAAGCATTATGGTATTCTTTTTTATGAGCAGCAGGCATCAACATTAGACGCTCAGAATATTTTTCATAAAATTCCATTAGTTTTGTTTTACGAGGTTCCGAAATATGATCCTCAATAAAACCTAATAACCTCATCCAATTATGTTGGATATCTTCTGCTGTTAAATTCATAAATTATAATGAAGTATTTATTTCGTTTGGTCCTAAAGGCTCTTGTTGTACAAACATTTTAGCATCATTGATACTATCTCTCATTTCGGTGATATGTTCATTAACTATCTCCCAACTTTGTCCACGACGGAGAGCGAAATTGAGTTTCTCAATACACCCCTCTATTTTCTCCAACCGTCTCATTATTATATCTCTGTTTTTCATATTCTTATTTTTTCAAAACCCGTGATTATAATATAACAAATAAAAAATTTAACTCCAAGCTTAAGTTAAAAGAAGTTTTACAAACTCTAAATTCTTTTTTAAATGTGCACATTTTTCGTATTCTTCTTGTTCCTGGAAGTAATTTAATGATAATTCTAAGGCAACTTTTAAATCTACATCTAAAAAATGATAAAGAGCTTCTTGGTGTTGCCTATCCTCAGGATTAACTTTTTTAATATAATCCCAGGCTCTAGTAAATACTACAAATTCTCCTGCTTTATCTATATCTACAGGATCTAAACTATCATCTATTTTATCGAAAAATTTTATAATTTGGGCATTAAATAAATGGTGATTATAAATAAGTTTTTTAAACATACCAACCCAAAACAAAGGATGATTTTTATAATCTTTTAATAAAATATCAGTGGCTTGGGATTTTTCCTTCATGGAGCCGAATTCCTCTCCATCAAATAATCCAAATATTTTATTTATGTCCATCGATAATAAATATAGGCGTCATAAACTTTCGTATAACGCCTATAATAAATTATCTCGTAAAATTCATGGATTGTGTCGAAAGACACAAAATTACGCTAATAACGGATAGTATTCTTTAAAATGTCTTAATCTATCTGCTAAACCATTTGTACCACCATTTACTCTTTTAGTTACAGAAGTAACAACATCATCAGTAGCTCCTCTATCACAAATAGTCCAAAGTCCATTTGAATTAAAGAAGAAAGCAGCCGACATCATAGGATAAGTAGTGGCAACTAATTCTGGATTAGCAACACAATCTACTCCTACAAAATTAGAAAATGATTTATAGTTAGCTCTTCCAGTCAATTGGATATATCCTCTTCCTTTAAATTTAACTCCATCACCAGGTTGAGTATTACCTAAATCTTTTCTACCTTCATAAGCAGCACCTGATGCTAATTCAGTTCTGTAAATCCAGTTTCCTGATTCATGAGCACATTGAGCTAAAAAGTGTGTTAATCTTAAAGTATTAGTAATATTGAATTTAGCAGCAGTATCAGGAATTTGAACAATAACATCTCCTGGAATATGACCTACTAAATTTTTCAATTTAAAAGGTGATTCTGGAATTACTAATGGAAACATTAATTCCCATGTTTTAGGACCTACAATTCCATCATCTAATAAACCATTAGCTTTTTGCCAAGCTTTTACAGCCGCTTCGGTTTTAGGACCAAAAGTACCAGCAGCACTTCCAGCATCAACCCCTAATTTTTCTTGTAATTTTTTTACATTTTCTCCTGTTGAACCAATTTTTAATAACATAATTATTCTTCCTTTTTAGTTTTAGTTTTTTTAGTTTTCTTGGGTTTTTCTTCGTCTATCTCGTTAATTTCATTTACTTTGGCAGCAATTTCTTCATCAAGTGTTGTTTTACTTAATAAATGTTTAACAATTGCTTTCCAAAAATTTAAAAATATTTCTTTCATTATCCTTCTAAATTTTGTGTGTTTTCTTCTTTATTTTCTTCTTGTTGAATTTCCATAGTATCTTTTTTGTCTTTCTTATTCATCCATTTATCAACAGATGCAATACCAAATGAACCTAATACTAATACCATAAATCCATCAAAAATGAATTCATTAATTATTAAAGGAGCACCAAAGTATCCTGTAATAAGATCAACAGCTAATGCTATACAAAGCATAAAAAATGCGATAAAACCAACTACTGCTTTTTCGTTGATTGAATTGTTATCGTCAAATAATTCTCTAAAAAATTTTCTCATGTTATTTAATTTTTAATTTCTACTGAATCAGGACCTAAATTAAAGACTTTTTCTATTAAATTCTTTTTCTTAGGCATTTTTTTAATTGTTTCTTTTAATTGATAATCTTTAGATGCTAAAGAATCTTTTGTTACTTTAAGTTCTTGTTTTAAAGTATTATTTTCTTTTTCTAAAGTCTCTTTTGATTTGTAAGTTTGTTCAATCTTTTTTTCTAATCCTTCAGTTTCTTTTAACATATTCTCAGTTTTTTCTAAAACAGTAATAGTGTCTGAAGAAGTAACAGTTGTTGAATCAGTATATGATTCTTTGGTTTCAACTGAGTTTTTAGAACAAGATAAAAGTAAAACAGGTATTAATATTAACTTTTTCATTTGCTAACTCCATTTAATACCTCTAATTTAGCGGCAGCACGAGCAAGCGTACTATCACTTTTTCGAAGTTTTTCTTCTAATCCGTCTAATTTGGTTTGTAATTTTTCTACTGTTTTTCCACAGTTTTCAACTTGACCTTGATAATTCATTTTGTTATCTACATAAAGATAACCAATGGCAAGTAATACTAGAAATAAAAGACCTTTAACTGGGTCTTTTGAAAATTGTTCAAAGCTAATTGGTAGTTTCATAGTTTTTAAAATTAAAAAAACCATTAATAACAACCTTGATCAATGATACATATACAAAAGAGCAAAAAAAGAACCCACCAAAATTAATTGATGGGTTCATAGCGAATAAACGCTTCGTCTTCAGTGGCGTGGATCCTATAGGAATCGAACCTATGACCTACTGATTATGAGTCAGTTGCTCTAACCAATTGAGCTAAGGATCCAGTAAATAGGAATTCTTTGACGGGTTTAACTTAAATTATTTGGTTGCCTCCTTTTTAGACTGAAGCTTGTCTATACGAGAATCTACATAAGAGATAAGATCTCTTTTTATTTCTTCTAATTGACGATAAGCATGTTCATCCATCATTGATAATCTATCGTATATTTCACGATTAGCATCTGAATTATTTCTATCTCTCCATTCAATGCTTTCTTGAGTATTTTTCAACTCTTTTTCTAGTTTTACAATCTTAACCATACCCTTAACAATAACTGCAATTACAATCACAGCTACCACTGAGAGCATACCTAAAATAAATGATGTTATTTCCATTTTTATTCCTTTCTTTTTTAATATGTCAAAGAACTCCTATTTGTATTCCCAAATGGATTCGAACCATTGACCTACTGCTTAGAAGGCAGTTGCTCTATCCAGCTGAGCTATGAGAACATAAGTACTAGGTCACCGATGCCACCTAGTGTGAGGAGATTTAACGTGATTTGTCTGTATTTCAAGTCGCAGGCCTCCCTTGTTCACGAACCCGAATCGGTTTTAAGGTGCGGAAAGTGAGAGATTCGAACTCCCGGACCTGTTACAGTCAACAGTTTTCAAGACTGCCGCATTAAACCACTCTGCCAACTTTCCGTATTTTGCGGTCTATCCCGGATTCGAACCGAGGTTATCTCATAGACAGTGAGACGTGGTAACCACTACACTAATAGACCTTTTGTAGTCAGGACAGGATTCGAACCTGTATTCCCCATTACAGGGAACGTTGTACAGCCCCCGAAGCAGCTGTGACACCAATTGCCACCTGACTAAATAACACCCTAATTTATTCAACTTACAGGTGTTGTGGCTGTCCCCGTTACCGGGTTAGAAATAGACTTTGAGAGTACGTTGTTCTTTACATCTCTTTGATATTCCCCGCGGTTAGTCAAACCGAATAGAACCTTGTCCTATCATCAGTCCCATACGGTCATCACTCCGTTTCTCATCGTGTTGGGCACACTATCCGTTGTCGTGTTTCGGACCGTGTAGTCAGGACAGGATTCGAACCTGTATGTTCATTGTGGCAGACTATCCTACCTGCGAACTGTACACTGAATTAAACAGTAACACATTTGAACTCACTTAGCGTCTATCCAATTTCGCCACCTGACTGTTTTTCCCACTCTGAGATTCAAAGTGAGTAGATTTTAACGGTTTAGTTTTCTTAAAAACAAACACATTAGTGTCTTACCACATAAAAATATAAATCAACACTACTGGGAGGATTTGTGTCTTTATCCTTTATTCCCAAGATCCGGCATTCTCGCTGTCCGGATTGAACGAATCCATTGTTAAATGAGTCTTGGATTAAAGACTGCTGAGTATCTCTTACTCATTGTGGAGTTGAAGGGATTTGAACCCATGACCTCTTCCTTGCAAAGGAAGCGCTCAGCCAGTTGAGCTACAACCCCAAATAGGTAGCTTACAATATCCACATTATCTATTATAAGAAGTAACGACCAGTCAAGTTGTGGTTCTTACTTTATGTTGCCTGCAACAGGTGTTACTTACTTCTACCTAGTTACCCCCCAAGGATTCGAACCTCGATTAAGTGGACCAAAACCACTTGTCCTGCCGTTAGACGAGAGGGTAGTTTAAGGATGAGAAGTCCTTTGTGTTGTAGTGGTTCGTTATTAAAGACAATTAATCACTCTTTGTCTTAACATTCCTTTCTCAAGGGAACAACACTTTGTTGCGGGAGTGGAAATCGAATCCACCTAGAGAGGCTTATGAGACCCCTGTGTGCACCAGCTCAACTTCCCCGCAATTTAATTTGCTGACTAATAAGGATTCGAACCTTAATCCTGCGTCCCCTTTCTGAGATTGAATCTCGTACTCCGTTCTGCTGTGCTCCATTACACCATAGCCAATCGACAGTTTCGAACCTGTCAGTTTCAGGTTAATTACTCCTGAAATTTGTAGCCCCTACGGGAATCGAACCCGTCTTTACAGATTGAAAATCTGATGTCCTAACCGATAGACGAAAGGGCCATTTAGCGTCCTGGGAAGGTTTCGAACCTACGACCTAGCGGTTAACAGCCGCTTGCTCTACCACTGAGCTACCAAGACGTGTACTTGTCTTTCCAAGCTGTCACCAACTTTGATGGGCTCATCTGATAGTTTTTAACTACCCAGCACTTGAGGTTGACACTCCTTGTAGTCAGGACAGGACTTGAACCTGTATATAGTTTTACATGGGGTACTCCTACCTTCATCACTATCCTTTTGGGTGCGTCTACCATTTCCGCCACCTGACTATTTGTACCGAAGGCGAGACTCGAACTCGCAAGCGATTAAGCACCGGTTTCTAAGACCGGCGTGTCTACCAATTTCACCACCTCGGTATTTGTTCTCATATGTCAAAGAGCAATTTTGTTATTATCTCAACAACCCAATGAATGTACGAAACATTCTTTAAAAAGCCAAATCTTTTATAAAAATCTTTAACTTTCTTTTTGCATGCCTGGAGAGACTCGAACTCCCAACAGAGGTTTTGGAGACCACTATGTTACCATTACACCACAGACACGTATTGAGGTCAGTATAGGATTCGAACCTATATAGGGAATTTTGCAGACACCCACCTTACCAATCGGACAACTGACCTTATTAGTAGTTCCTGAGAGACTCGAACTCCCAACCCCTTCGTCCGTAGCGAAGTGCTCTAATCCATTAAGCTAAGGAACCAGTTAGTTATTTTACTAACGTATCAGCTGCAAATGTTGCCATTGCACCTAGTGTTTTATATCTAACTTGATAACCCATCCCTTCAACTAAACCAACCGCTGCTCTTAAAACCTCGTTTGATTTATATCTTTTGTCAGGATTAATGTCTATGTCAATATATTTAACTTGAGGTAAACCTGCATTTTTAAGTACTTCAGCTACTTCAATTGATTTCCAAACCTCAGTCATTAAACGTACTTGACGAACTCTTTCAACAGGTAGTGTTTCTCTATAATATAAAACATGTGCACCATTACCCGGTTTATAAAGTGCTACTACAGTTGCATATATCGTTTTATCCCAATAACCTTGCGAGTCACACCCAACCAACACCTCAACATGAGGATTGTCGTTTAAATACGCTCTAACGTAGTCAACCAAATTGATTTTTTTCCGGTTTGTTAATGTTCTGAATTCCATAGTTTTATTATAAATAGTTTTTACATAGCGGAAAGAGTTGGAGTCGAACCAAATACCCGAAGGTACACATTGCTTAGCAGGCAAGCCCTATCACCGTCAAGGGTCACTTTCCTTTTTAGGGTATATGAGGAATTTCGAAATCCCAACCTTTTGCGCCACAAGCAAACGCTCTTCCTTTGAGCTACATACACCGTTTAGTAGAAATAACAAGAATCGAACTTGTAACCTCTTGTGTATCAGACAAGTGCTCTAACCAATTGAGCTATATTTCTATTTAGTGCCTGCAGAAGGACTCGAACCTCCGAACTCAAAAGAGAGCTGATTTACAGTCAGCTGCAATTGCCGCTATGCGATACAGGCATTTTGTCTTTCCTGCTGGATTCGAACCAACGATCTTCTCCGTGTAAAAGAGACGCTTTAAAACCAACTAAGCAAAGGAAAGAAATTGTGACCCCAGAAAGACTCGAACTTTCAACCCCTACATTAAAAGTGTAGTGCTCTAACCAATTGAGCTATAAGGTCATTTTGTAGCGTAGGCCGGATTCGAACCGGCGTACCTCTGCTCCCAAAGCAGATGAGATAAACCTGACTCCTCTACTACGCTATATTGTGCGGAAGGCAGGACTCGAACCTGCATGGCTGGATTTTCAGTCCAGTGCATTGACCATCTTTGCTACTGCCGCATTTTTTCTCATATGTCAAAGAACTAAAAGAGCCCGATCTTTTGAACCGGGCTTACTAGTGTTTTTAATATGTTTTAAAAACGTTACATCGTAAGCCCAATCAATCTAATGTCCTCAGCCACTGGATTCATCCAAAACGACTTCTGGGGACTTAGTTGATATGATATACAATGTTTCATTTTTGAAATTTTTTATTTGTTATAAATATACGAAAGGAATCTTAAGATACCAAACTATATTTAATTTTTTTGAGCAGGTAGCTAGAATCGAACTAGCGTCTCCAGTTTGGAAGACTAGAGTAATAACCATTATACGATACCTGCTTAAAAGGTATTCCTATTTAGCTTAAGTCAACCAGTAAGCTGTTAACATACACTTGTTGGTTTTACATACCTTAGAGCCACCTGACGGACTCGAACCGCCGACCATCTGATTACAAATCAGAAGCTCTACCAACTGAGCTAAGGGGGCAAATAAAACGCTGAGACTATACGTTTTGGTGTTAGGTCTTTTGTTGGATTATGTGTTCCCTTCTTATCCACGAACTTTTGATTCGTATCCTAACAATGCCGGTTATTTAAGTAAACCACTCTTTAAGTTGCTTTTATTCGACTACTCTCGTTTTACTCTATCTGTTCAAACTTGCGGTCTGATAAACCTCTGCCGAGGCTACAAATTTTTCGAACGAATCATCTTTGACTTGCGATCATTGATGGCATTGGACAACCCAATACTGTGTAGGCACCTTTCGTCGGCAACTGGTAAGCACTTTTGCTTTAATTTTTGATTTAATAGGTTTTGCGACCAATAAGGCAAATTATTAAAGTTTTGACTTGTGGATTGTGAAAGTAGTGGCCTACCAACCTAGCTTCCCCACCTTTTGAGCGAGAAAATACTAAACTACTCTCTGAGATATCCCTACCTCCATACTTTGAGATTACTTCATGACTCATGTCTTGGTAGACTAAGGTCAAGGTTAATAACAGCACCACCTGTACATTAACATGTCTTCCGACTTTAAGCATCCTCTGATATTGAAAAACGCAATAATACAACTGGATGGAAGTATTTTTTGCATTGTTTCTACGAGTTATTCTTATTGCTCTTCCGAACTCAACCTGACAAACCACATTGCCAAGTCATTCAATCAATTCTCCTAAAGTGTTACCCTCGGATACTAGGACCAAATGATATCTCGCTTGCCTACTCGAGCTCTTTTCAAAGCCGCAAACTGCTTAGTCTAGCAATTCACTTTATCCTGGTTTCCCAGTTTATTTAACGACCATAGGCTGCCAATATCTTTTATTCAACTTGCGTTGAAATGGATATCTAATAAATTTAAGAACGTTTTTTATTATATCATAAATATAACAAAAATTTTTGAAAAATCCAAATTTAAGTGAAAAATTTGTTTTTTTCTTTTTTTTGTACTGCTGGCCGGAATCGAACCGGCACGAACCTTTCGGTCCATTGGATTTTAAGTCCAACGCGTCTACCTATTCCGCCACAACAGCATATCCTTTAAACATCCCACTCATCTGCTCCTACTTGTAGGCATTCAAGTAATGAAGCATTACGGAATTGTTCTTTGTGTTTAAAAGCTGACCAAATTACTTCAAGCTGAACTCCTGCTTTATCTGATTGAGATAAAATCTCATCACATTTAGCATTAAAAATTGCTTCTTGTTTTGCTTGTTCTTCTAATTCGTTCATGATATAAATATATAAAAAGATCTTTATATTACCAAGCTTAAGTACATTCCCTTATGCGGGAACGTACTCAAGGGCCAAATCATACAAACGTTCGTTCAAAACCAAATCTTGTTGGAAGTTTTTGATTTTACGAGCTTTACGAACTTTGGAACCATATGTGTAATTAAACATACCATGAACCAATTTTTCCTGAACTACATTATAGATTGACCACAAATCAGAACCTTTATCTGCTGGACGAGTAGCAGTAAGCAAATCATTCAAATCAACTTTAATGTTTTCAACATCATCACCAAAACGAACTTCAAGAGCTTTTTTAGCAAAATCAAGAGCTTGTTCTTGACCTAATTCTACTTGACGGAACTTATTAAGTGATTCAACAGTCAAAGGCAATTTTTCAACCATAGTTTTAATGGTATTTTGCAATTCTTCAAATGAATAACCCATATGACGAATCTTCATATTTTCAAACTCACGGGAAGATACAACTAAACCATTTTCACAAATCATACGGAACAAACCAGCAGTAAAGGTAAAGGCATTTTTACCATCATGACTGTTAGTCAATAGGATTTGTGGGAAAACATTATCACCATCTTCAGCAGTGATTTGAATATCGTTATTACGGAATACAACCAAATGTTTTTGGAAACCTACTCCTTTACGAGCTTTAACTTGTTTAGCATCTACAACACCCCAACCAAGGGCAGCCATATCATCGATAATTTTATCGGTAGGAATGTGAGCATACTTTTCACTAGTTCCAGGAGCACTGGTAGTAGTAAAAATTGAAGGAGCTTGTTGACGAATTTGTTCTTTTGAAATGAACTCGGAATTTTGAATGTTTAACATAACTTTTATTTTTTATTTTTTTCTATGACATAAATGTACGAAAGGGATCCTGGGGAGCCAAATTTACTGCAAAGGAAATGTCATTTAGAATCATTCTAAATAGGATTTCCAAGCAATGTTTTAGTGTGTTTTTTTCCACCAATATAACGTTGGTAAGTACCATCTTCATTAAATTCTAGTTCTTTACCTTTTAATACTTTTTGTACTAATTCTTTATCTTTTACTACAGGAGCACCTTTAGCTAATAAAATATCTTGTAATTTACCTGAAACTTCTATATAGTAACCTGGTTTTTTAAGTAAATCAGCTGTATGGTTCACAGATAGAGATTTTGCTCCAGAGGTACCATCATGTCCCATAGCTGTTAATTTTTTACCTGTAGTTTTTTCTTTATAAGAAACTAAAGCATCAGGTTCAGGATCATCGTCTATATTAATTACCTCATAATCAGCATCGGCTTCCGAACCTAATACGTCGGCTGCGCTTTTATAATTTATATTACCACCTATAGGAGCATATGCTGTATTGATTAGGTCGAATATATCTTTAGCATATTCGGCTTTTTCATCCGGAGTAATATCAACCCATTTATCTTTAGGTAATTCTTCTAGTAATGGATTATTTTTTAGGTATTCAAGTAAATTAAATGACATTATATTTTATTTATTTTTAGTAATTTTACTTGGGAAGGATTTTTAATGACAATTTCATTTTCAAAAAATGTGATACTTCTTTGCCATAAAGTTCTAGGGATATCTACATTAGATATTTTAGTTAACCCTTTTAATAAGTAAATCTCTCCTTTATCCGTTTTTTTGTCTTTTAAATAACTTAAAGAATCAAAAAATTCAGGCTTATTATATTGTTCAGGATTAGAAAACCAGCTTTTTCCTAAATTAGATATGTTTAAATCTTTTTCATCTTTTAATCTAATAATTCTGTATATTTCTAATTCATTAGAAACATTCCCCAACCCTTCAGGATAAGAAACTGATAGAGATTTCTTAAATGACTTAACAACACATTCAACACTCTCACAAGCACTAAAATCGAACTCATCATTAAGTCCCCATTGTGCTATATCTTCTAAATCCTTATCACTTAATGTATCAAATGATTTATATTTTTCTTCTAATAAAGGATTATTTTTTAGATATTCAAGTAAATTAAATGACATATTTGTTATAAATATCAACAAATACATCAAATAAAATACGGTGACCTAAACCTTCTACTTCTTCAATATCGCAATAAAATAAAGCATCATCAAGAATTTCTTTAGTAATCAAAGGATTAATAACATCATCTTCAAGACCTAAAACAATCAAAGGCTGAAAATTAACTCTAGGGTCTCTAGCTTCTAATCTATCCAATTTAGGTTCAATAGGACGAGAGTGAATAGCAGGGTTAAAAGCAATAACCTCAATATCATAATAATTACCTAACATCAAACCAACGTGACCACCCATTGAAGAACCAATAATCAAATCAGGTTGGAAAGATTCAACCATATCCATAAGCTCTTTTTCAATATTTGATTTACGATAATCAATTGAAGGAGCTAAAACAACAGCATTTTCTTTTAAAAAGTCAACTTTATCACAAACGTTGGAACTCTCTAAACCGTGTAAATACATTATTTTTTTCATAACCTTTATTTCCATACCATGAATGTACGAAAGAGGGGTTGGAAAACCAACCCTTTCTTTCTTTTTTTAATATTGTTATATTAGAGAGTAGGAGCTAAATTCTCAAACTTTTTATAAAGATCCTCTCTTTTACAACCTACTGTATTTCCTCTACTATAACTTCTTGCTCTCTCTAAAAGTTCATCAGGATCTTGTCCAAACATTTTTAACATACTGTTAATAGCTTTTTCATCTTCTTTCCAATCTGTAAAAGTCAAAATCAATCTCTTTCCAGTTTTACCTGAAAATTCAGGATATAAATCTTGATTAGCTACTACATAATTAAACCACTTTTCAGACATTTTACCACTTTCAATTTTATTTAAAATTAAAGGAGAGGTAATAGTAAAATCTTCTACAGTATCATGAATTCCACTAATTGTTCTTATAGGATATTTTTCTATATTTAAAGCAGCTTCAACATATCTATTATACCCATAATTAAGTTCAATATAATCATTAATATTTTCTAAAGTAATTTCTATATCTTTAGGAACTAAAAAAACTATTCTTTCAAATAATATATCATCCTCTATCATAAAAGAATCAAATTGTTTAGATTCCATAGTTGCCATATTAGTTAATAAATTAATATTGTTTTTTAAGGCATAATATTTTCTATTAATAGCAACTTTAAGATTATAGGCATTATAACCTTTATCTTTAATATCAATTAATTTTCTACTCTGTTTTTTACTTTCCTTAATAAAGGATTCTTTTCTTTCATTGAAACTATTCATAACTCTTATTTTTTATTATGGTATAAATGTACGAAAAAAGGATTGGAAATCCAACCCTTTCTTTCATTTAGAATCATTCTAAATAACTTAAGCCATAGCGTAAGCCATTTCAAACAACTCTTTATTAATACGAGTATCTTCTTCAATACTAGATACACCACCAATCATATTTCCCATATGATCTACAATACGATGTGGCTGAGTAAGGTTTTCTTGAATACGATTAAATACAGTCCAAACATCATCACTCTTATCTTCTTCTCTCACTACATTAAGTAACTGAGAAGCATCAATACGATGGCCTTTACCAAAACGAGAATTTGCTGCTTGTGTAGCTAAATTAATCATTTCTTTAGGTGACAATTGTTTTTCTTTAAATTTATCAAATTCTTCCATAATACCTTGAGTACGAATACCTAAATCACAAAGGATTTCTTGTAATGTATATTGACCTTTTTCAGTATGAGGTACTCTAGCATTACTATAAGAGGTATGAGCAACCAAACCATTAGAGCAAACCTGACGATAAGCACCTAAATCAAGTTCCATAGGTTGTGCTCCTGTACAAGAATTTGAAATATTCATAGTAGCAATAGCCTCTGTTTTACCTTTAGAGTTTTTAATAGTAAAATCAGGATGTTCCATTCTAATAAAATGGGAATTAACTTTACGATTTTTACCTCTAGTTTCATAGGCACCAGCTATATTCCAACCTTGACGTTGAAATTCTCTTACAGCATCCAAGGATTCAACCATTACTGGTTTTGATTTAATACGTTGGTTATCTCTCCAATCTTTATCTAAAGAAGGGATAAAAGCAGATAATTTGTTAATGTCGTTATTAATTGGGATTAAATTTATATTTTTTCTCATAATGTAAATGTACGAAATTTATTTTGATTTTCCAAATTTATTATTCAGAAATTGTCTCATATGAATAATAAACTGAATCTTTATGAATTGTGAAGTAAACATCAAAATCTTTATCACAATCACGGTTTTTACTAAAATACATTTTACGTTGCAAACCATCTTTTGAACGCTCAATATGACACATTGCATCAGTCATATGTTTCAAACGGTTTGAACCAGCAAATTCACCTTGTTTAGTAACTTGTTGAATATTAATAAAGGTAGTATAGTAATTATTTTTATTATTACCTTTTTTATGCTGATCTTGCAAATTCAAAAACCAACTTTCAGCAGCACTTTCAGTTGTACGGTAATTATCTTTTACCATTTCAATAACTTCGGCAATTGAATCAACAGCAATAATATCATAACCTTGAGCAAAAACATATTCAAGAGTTTCTTTAACTGTTTCAGCATAGTTTTTCAAAAACAAGGTTTGAACACAAGCAAATTTAGGTAAACGCTTACAATACTTGTAATAACCAACTTCATCCATTTCACCACTTACAAACAAACATTTGTAACCTTGACGAGTAAAGTTAGAAAGCATATCTAAAACAACTGTTGATTTACCTGAACCAGGACCACCAACAAGTACCATATTAGTACCGGGCATTACACCACCTTCAGTTGACATAATTACATCAACTTCAGAATTAGTTTTCATAGGTTGGAACAAAGAGTCATTAAACTTCAAATCAGAACCTCTAAGCAACTGAATACTACTAGGATCAAAAGCTTTAACTTCAGACTGTTTAGAAGGACGACCTCTTTTTACTACATTAACATTTTTCATTTCAATTGTATTCATAACCTTTATTTATTTTTTAATCTTATGACATGAATGTACGAAAAGGGATTCGGAGAGCCAAAAAGGCTTTCCTTTTTTTGTCATTTAGAATGATTCTAAATAGGACCGAACACAGGACTCATTTCCTCTATTAGAGCAATAGCATCTTTTAGCTCTATGTCAAAAAATTCTCTATCTTTTCTAGACCTAATATCCTCTAGTTTTTGGTGGATTGCTTGTTCAAAATCATAAGGACGAGCACACTTAAAAGTATAAGCAATTTCCCAATCCACTACAACACCAGCGTTGTTGATTTGTTGAAGTCTTTTTGTTGGGTGGTTTGTTGTCATCCCTATTTTACACATATTAGGATATTGATGATTTATTAAAACATAAACATAACCACCAAGACCATTTTTACGAGATTCAGAATCAGTATGAGAACCAATGTATCTATAGTAAAAAACTTCATCCCAACCATCTCCTAAAGATTTCATAGTAAAGTGGGTTACTTTAGCCAACCTATGACCTCCCTCACCATCAGGTTTTAAAACCACAGGCAAGTACTCAGGATTGTTTTCTAATTTATCAGCAGGTAAATAATTTAACATAATCACACATTATTTTGCTTACCATACCTCATCCATCTATCCGTATATACTTCCATATCCAATATTACCTATAAACGTATTATAAGCATTTCTCCAATTCTTGCGCCACAATGTCCCACTCAACCATACTCAACAATATAATACCACATTTAACGCGTATAAACGCACCAAAACGCGCCTCATAGTCATAACACTTTAGGTCACGTAAGGATTGTAGACATTGGGGACAATTTTTTAAAGCATCAAGAGCTTGTTTGGTTACATCATTCATATAAATCGTCCTCCCCATCTTCATCATCTTCCGGAAAAAAGCCTTGGTTTTTAAGATCGTTAAATATTATATCACCTAGAGCCCACATTTCCTCAGAGATTGATTCCTCATATCCCAAAATATCGAGTTGTTCATAGATTTCTTTCATTTCCAATTCGGTGGGAGAGCCCCAGAATTGTTTTCGAAATATATAATTGTCACCATATAATACGGAGGCGATATCATGTAAAGTGATTTGCTTGTCGAGGAGTTCCTGGATTGAATTATTTTGCATTGTTTTGGGATTTTACTATTTCTATTAGTTTTTTAAGACAAGCAAGTTCTGCTTCAATTCTCTCCACGTAATACTCTTCACATTCAATTGTTGTATTTTCATCTATAATACACCAATCAAAATGACCTTCTTTAATAGATGGCACAACAAATCCTTGACACTCCGTATGTTCATCAAACCATCTAAATGCTTGTTGATATAGTGGTGCTAAAGAATCAGAACTATTTGGATGTATCTTTTGATATGTTTCATTAGTTGTTGGACTGCTCCATAAACATCCTGCTATGTATTTTTTGAAACACGGTTCATCAAACCCAAGTTCCTTTAAAGCTAATGCTTGTTCGTATGGTATAAATTCGTTTTTAATATTATTTTGCATATTGGGTGTAAATTTGTTCAATTTCTCTTCCGGTTAATTGGTCGGGGGAACCACTTGGGGTGAAAGTAGTTTCTTGGTATTGTCTCCAAAACTCTAGTTGGGTGTTGGAGGGAAGACTTCTCCACCACTCTAGGGCTTGTTGTCTTGAATTATTTTGCATGGCCTAATTTAAATTGATTGTGAACTTCTTTTACATCGATTTCTGTATCGGTATTTGGAAACATGTGAACCAAATACTTTACAAACTCTAAACGTGATTGAGCCAACTCGGGGTTGTACTGGATTTCAATCATTGCGTCATTCAAATGACTTTTAATTACAAAACTTACTGGGATTTCTAACATAACCTTTATTATTTATTTTTTTTTCTTCAAATATTGGGAAGGGTGTGGTAAATAGTTCTTGGATTTTGGATCTACCCATAATTGTTACATCCTCCCAAAAACCTCTTGTTGATTTGATCCACAAACACCACAAGTTTGAGCTAGTACCAAATTCTACTTTAGTTGCTTTTAAATTACCTTCTATTATTTCTAAATTTTGCATAACCTTTATTTCTTATTATGGGGTGAATGTACGAACAAAAATTTAAAATTCCAAATTTATTTTTTGAACTTCGGATTTTCTTTCTCTCCAAACATTTCCATATGAATCTTCAATGTCGACAGTGACTTTGTTTATTTGGACTACTTTTCCGTAGGTTTTATTTGTGGAATAAGTTCTTCCGTCGTGTGAACTTGTTAAAAAGTAAACCTTATCTTCAAGATTGAACTGGTTTTCCTCTACTTTTGCTTTTTTAATTAATTTTGCCATGATAATATATTATTAATTTTTTATTTACATTCAAATCCAAACCATACTGAACGATACAAACCATTATATTTTTCGTAAGTATTACCACATAAAACTCCTTCACAAACAGCAACAGCATGACCTTGAACGATCAATACAAAACGACCAACTGGATTGTTTTCCATAAATGATTTTAAAGTATAGCCGGTTGCTTTTTTGTATTTGGTGTTTGATAATACTTTATCACTACCAATCAAATGTTTCATATTGCGTGAGGGGTGAGAACCTATAAAACTAATTTTTTTACCATTTTTGGTTTTACCAATAATGTTTTTACCATAGGCATGTACAAAAGTACCTCTACGAGAATCACGTTTTAATTCTTTTCTAACCCAAGCGTGTGCTTGCTCATATGGAATATCTAAGGCACACATAAAAGCCCTTACTACACAATCATTATTTTCGACTTGAGCTAATTTACTTGTAGCATGAGCCAATTTGATACTATCTACAAAATATTGAGATTTAAGGGATTCAACCATTCTACCATTTGTTGCTCTTACTTGTTCTGTAATCATATATAACCTTTTTAAATAAGCACTAATGTGATTATTGCTTTATTATGACATGAATATACGTATATCCTTTGCGATAGCCAAATTTCTTTTTAAGATCTCGAGATTGCTTTTACGGATTTTGGCAAATTTTTGGCTATATGGACTTTTGGATGCATTGTGGGGGGTGGTGTGGTGAGGGATATTTGTATATACTTGTCGATGGGTTATAGTTATATTAGATCTAAAAAGCGATCTAAGTCCCTTTCCCACGTACTGCCCGCGTTACTGACATCAGCGCGCGTGGTGCCCTATTACGTACATATGCCGCATATATACCGGCCACCCCACGTTAGTAGTACGGGAGTACCCCCAACGGAGTACCCCACGTATGTAGTATAAATAAAATAAAGGTTCAATTATAGTGTCACACCAAGTTCCTCGGCGCGTTTTTGTATCCTGGATATATCAAATTCATCCATTGTATTGCCTGTCAATGTATGTGAGTATTGGAGTGTCTCATAAAAACGTTTGAATTTGGATGGTGTGATGTCGTCATTGTATAGCATTTCACTAATGACTGTTCCACGAAGGTGTCCTACAGCCGAGGCCATATTCAGGGACTGTTTGTTCATTTGATCGTATAGTTCTTGAGTCATTGTATTTTCCCCTATTAATTACCAAACATATTATACAAACCAATAATCAGGGCTGCTCCACCCATTGCCATACCAAACATAATCATAGTAGCGATTACTGTTTCTTTAACTATTTTCTTTATCATAACTTTTATTTATTATTTCTAAACATGAAGGTTATAACGTGACATTCCATCTCTCTAAACAGTGAGGCTGGCATAAGTTCCTTAATATCCTCAGTACTATAGTATTCGCCATCATGTTCAGTCAAGTTGATGTCCATGAACCTCATACTTCTGATGCGTTTGAAATAGTTTAACACATCCTTTTTTAACATATAATCTCCGTTTTGCATAACCTTTATTTATTTATTTAACTTCTACCCCATTAATGTACGAACCAGGGGTGCGGGAGCCAAATTTTTTGTAAAATGTTTTTCATTTAGAATGGTTCCAAATGACAAGACACCGAAAGCCCTTACGGGCATATTTTTTGTTTTTAGTACGTTGTTTTGCACATTGGCTTAATACTGAGGACTCCACAATCGACATTCTTATACGCGCTCGGGCGGGTCTGGGGCTACTGATTGTACCTTTGTACGTTTATAAATATGTGCAAGATAAATTTCTTACACGTTTGTAGTCAGGACAGGATTCGAACCTGTATGATAACTTATGAGCTAGACTTTACGGGTCTTTCAAGGTTACTCTACGTTATCCTTACTGTTAACCTTTATTCATGCGTCTACCTTTCCGCCACCTGACTATATTTTAAAATGAACATAAATTATAAAGTTCACTTGAATATCTACCCCATCCATTTCCTTTTTTAGGTAATTTTCTTTTATCAACTTTACTACCATCATTCCAAACTAATTTACCATCAACATTTTTGATGTATTCATCACCTTCAAATGAATAATGTCTAATCCATGTATGATATTTCAAACAATGCTCAATTGCTTTATTAGTATCGTACAATACTCTTTCATTAGAAGATACTATAGGGTTAAAAAATCTTTCTATAAACATAATTTTAATTTATTTTTGCAGTCAGGACAGGATTCGAACCTGTACCAAGGGCTGATTCCCCTATCAGTTACACAAGGTAATTACTCCTTGCTTTACCTGCCATGTAACACTTCGTGGCCACTCCATGTTACCAAAGGTCTCCTATGACCACCTGACTATTTATTTCTTATTTCAATGAACTTCTACCCCGTGAATGTACGAACCCTATCTCAGGAAGCCAAATCTTTTGCAAATGCTTTCTTAAATTCGGCTCTCAATTCCTTACGGTATTTCTTTGCCTTGTTATCAGCCGAAATCTCATACGGGTGTGAGTTGTAACTCTTGTTGTGTTTCAAAAAGTACTGGTTGTACATGTACATGTTTTGAAGGTAATGAGTGTACTCGTGAATCACAGTATCACACAGTTCAATAAGTGATTTGTGTGCGTTAAGGTTTACCTGGATAACATCCAAATCATCTAGATAGCACCCGTATTTATCTTTTTCCTTACGTGATATTTTAACGTCAAACATATTATTGAATTTTGAGGTACCAAATCTAGATTTGCACCAATCAAACATCCATACCACGTGGTTTCTTTTAATATTTTCTATCATAACCTTTATTATGCCGTGAATGTACGACGGGGATCTTGCCCCTCCAAATTTTTGTTAAAAGGTTTTTACGGATTTTGGCAAACGTAAGAGTACAAGTTACGGATTTTGGCAAATCAATTTTAATCTCATCCGATGAGAGTTATTTTCGTTTGCCATTTTCCGTAATGTGCGTGTGATGGGGTTTGTGATTTTCCGTAAAGTATATACTTCGAGAGGTAGGAGTTACGGGCAGGCGCAAGGAAAAGGGGTTAACCCACCGCCCTTTTCACCTCACCCACCACGCTCCCTGTTTTTCACATACAATCTTATTTGCATTACCTTGTGACACATACTCACTTATCGTTTGTCACCTTTTATATTTTTTCGTGCGTCAATCCTATCAGTAGATTTCTCATATAACACTGTTATATCTTCTATTAACGCATCCAATTCCTCCTCCGTCAAATCATGTATTATCGATTTGACTTCATCTAACACGTTTATAAGTTGTATTCTTGTTATTACTATATCTTGCATAAATTATTCAAATTAGCTTCCGTAAAATTCATCTATGCTATCCACCCACCCAGCAAAATCATACAACGTATCTGTTTCCACATCAGATAATTCCTCACCGAATGCATTTATAGTGTTAATGTAGATTTGAACCTGTTGTCTCATGGTTGTACCTGGATTGGTATTCATCGTCGTTGTCATTGTCGTCTCACCCATATTCATTTCACCCCCATACACTTGGGTGTAAAGTTCCTCAGGTGATTTAACCATTAGTAGTTCACCTGCTTCATTCATTTCAATTTGTTTTGTACAAGCATATCCAAATTCAATCATTTGTTGTTTGAACATTGCTTTGGCTTGTTTAAATTCTTCTGCTGTTATGTAGCCATCTCTTTGATATACTTCTTCCAAAAATTCTACTGCTGTCTGTTTCATTTTGCACCTCCGTATGTTTTGTTAAACTCAATAATATCTTCGTGTGTATGGGAAACAAACCCCATTGAATTGTGCCACGCAAAATACTCTTTTAAATAGTTTTGTTTTTGCTGATTTTCAAGTTCTTTTGCTTGTTCTTGTACTTCAAGTGGAATATCATCCATGTTTGCTTCAACGGCATTGATTAACCATTCTACTGCTGTCTGCTGTTTATGAATTTGTGATTTGAGTTCTTTAATTTTTGCTATTACATCATCACCCAATTCAATTTTAGACATCATAACAAGGTCTTGAATCTGTTGTTCGTACAACTCAATTAGTTGTTCTTGTGTTGTTTT